TCATGGGGCATTTGCACAAAGCAATTAAACCTGTCAATCAATTAAGAATGATTGAAGATGCTGTTGTTATTTACAGAATAGTAAGAGCACCTGAAAGAAGAATATTTTATGTTGATGTAGGTAATTTACCTAAAGTAAAAGCAGAAGCTTATCTTAGAGATGTTATGGCAAGATATAGAAATAAACTTGTCTATGATGCTTCTACTGGTGAGATTAGAGATGACAGAAAACATATGTCAATGCTTGAAGATTTTTGGCTACCTCGTAGAGAAGGTGCAAAAGGCACCGAAGTTCAAACACTTGCAGGTGGACAAAATCTTGGTGAAATTTCTGATGTAGAATATTTTCAAAAGAAATTATATCAATCATTGAATGTGCCTATATCTAGAATGGATTCTCAAAACGGATTCAACATGGGTAGAGCTGCTGAAATCACTAGAGACGAATTAAAATTTACTAAGTTTGTTCAAAGATTAAGAAAAAGATTTACTCAAGTATTTAATGATATACTTAAAACACAATTAGTTTTAAAAGGTATTATTACAATTGAAGATTGGGTAAAGATCAAAGAACATATACAGTATGACTACTTAAAAGATGGATATTTTTCTGAACTAAAGAACGCAGAAATACTAAGAGAAAGATTAAGTCTTGCTAACGAAGTTAGTCCTTACATTGGTAAATACTATTCTGTTGAATATGTGAGAAAATATGTATTAAGACAAAGCGATGATGATATTATTGAAATAGATCATCAGATCGCAAACGAAATCAAACAAGGTATTATTGCTGCGCCAGAAGGACAAGAGATGGAAGATGACGATAATACTGATATAAATAGTAATGGAGAAGAATAATTATGTCAAATGAAAATGTAGTTAAGATGGTAGATTCACTTACAGACGGCGACAATGTTGCGGCTCAAGATGCATTTAAAAGTGCTTTATCTGATAAGATAGGACAAGCACTAGATGATAAAAGACAAACAGTTGCAAACGATTGGTTAAACAGCGCTCAAGAATTAGAAGCAGTAGCTGATGCTGCTGGTCTAGACAAATTAGGATTAGAGGCAGACACATCTGCTGAAGAGCCTGTTGAAATAGACAATGACGAGGAAGAAAATGAACAACCTATCGTTCCAGAAGTTTAAAAAAACTATCAATGAACGCAGGTTTGTTGAACCTGAAAAAGGAGATTTATCTCCGACAATGAAGGTTGCTGTGAACGACATTTATAATATGATTGATAATACACCCGATCCTCTTGAAAATAAGATTGAAGGTATTATTGAAACGATTGCAAAAAAACACAATATTAAAGTGTCTGCTATAGAAGATTACTTTGATAACGAATTAATAAATTAAGGAGATAAAAGATGGCTTTAGCTGCAAGAATAATAAAAGACACATCCATCCCAACCGGTGCTGGTAGTGCTGGTGGTCTGGTTACTGTGTTAGTAAACATGAGTGAAACTGGTACTGATGCCGACAATCTCATAGTAGATGCAAGTGGTTTAACAGGACACGCTAACGGTGCTAAATTAGACATTACAAGAGCATGGTGGGCACTATCTGATGGTGATGCTGATGATGCTACTGGTCATGTTATAATTGAATTTATAGCTGCTGGTGGTTCAAACGCTGATACTATAGCACTTAATCTTTCTGGTTCAGGATACTATGATGGTTCTGCTGGAAAAATTACTAACAACGCAGTAAACACTAGTGCAACAGGCGGCGATATACAGTTAAGTGCTTTAAGTACTTCTGGATTCGTAATGTTAGAGTTAAGAAAAAATGAGACATTTACTGCCTAATTCTTATGACGATTAAGAATACAACTGTTGTTGATACCACAGATAAAGCAATAATGCAATCTGCTGGTGTCGGCAACGAAGGCAATCAATTAGTGATTGACGCCAACAAACTAACTGACGGAACAAATGAGTCCAGATTAAGTTTAATAGAATGTCACTATTTGATAGAAGGCACAGGAACACTAAAGATTAGTGCTGGCGAAGAAGTTAATGACTTATCGTTAACTGGTAAAGGTAAATATGGATTACGACCAGATCAATTAAAGTTTGGTAATGATAAACAAATAAGATTAACAACGGACTCAAATGTAAAGAGTTATTTGTTAGTAACAGAATTTAGGAGAAATAATTAATGGCCGATGTCGTAACAAGTCAAACAGTAGTAGATACAACAGGTACAAAAACTGTTATGAAGTTTACTAATATAAGTGATGGATCAGGCGAAACACTTGTGACAAAAATGGATTCTAGTGCATTAACATTTATGACCGAAGATGATACTAAAAAACTTGCAAAAATTTGGTGGTCTATCAATACTACAAATGGTAAATCAGGAGTAGAACTATTGTGGGCAGGTAGTGGAACAAGTTCTGCTAATGCAACAATAGGATTCTTTTCAGGAACAGGATATCATGATTACTTTACATCAGGTAATTCTATTCCTAACAATGCAACATTAACAAACAATACTAGTCCTGCTGGTGATATAATATTATCAACAAAAGGATTTGTTGCAGGTGATAACTATACAATAATATTAGAAGTGAGATAATGACAAAAAAGAAAAAAGATTATACCAGAGCAATTCTAGAAAGAATTGTAGGAACAAAATCTAAAACTTATCTTGCAGATGAATTTAAAAATGCATTTGCTGAGAAGTTAGGGATAAAAAAAGAAGAACTTAAAAAGGAAATTGTAGATAAAATCTATAATAAAGAAAAGGTGGACAGATGAAACTAATTACAGAAACAATTGAAGATATCGAAGTACTAACGGAAGCAACAACTGACGGTGGTAAATCATATAAGATAAAAGGTGTTTTCATGCAGGCGGATATCAAGAACCGTAATGGTCGAGTTTATCCAGTCGAAACACTTGCAAAAGAAGTTAGACGATACGCTAACGAATTTATCAATAAGAAACGAGCATTTGGCGAACTAGGACATCCTGATGGACCAACAGTAAACCTTGAGCGAGTTTCTCACATGATAACTAGTCTTAAATCTGAAGGTAAAAACTTCATTGGTGAGGCTAAAATAATGGACACCCCTTACGGCAAAATCGTTAAGAACTTAATTGACGAAGGTGCTCAATTGGGTGTATCATCAAGAGGTATGGGTTCAATACAACAATCGAACGGAAGAAACATTGTTGGAAAAGACTTCTATCTTGCAACAGCAGCCGATATTGTCGCAGACCCTAGTGCACCTGATGCTTTCGTAGAAGGTATTATGGAGAACAAAGAGTGGGTATGGGACAATGGAATACTGAAAAGTATGGAAGTTGAAGCATATAAGAAAGAGATAGAAAGAACTAAACGCTCAGAATTAGCGGAAGTTAAAACTGATATCTTTAAGAACTTTTTATCAAAACTTTAAACCTACGCAGCTTTACTTCAAAGCGAGTGGATTAAGATGGTAAATTGTATAAATAATAGTAACTGAAAATTAATTAATTTTTAATATCAAGGAGAGACCGAATGTCTGAAACCGAAGTAAAAAAAGAGTTAGACGAAGTGAATGCTGCAAATAAAGATGCTGCACCAGCTGAGCCTAACCACCTTAAAAATGACGCAGAAGATTTGGGTAAGGCAGTAGTAAGACCTACTGATTCCGAAAGCCAAACAGCTGCGAAGAAGGTAAAAAAAGTATCAGATCAGGTTAATAAAGATGCTAACGATGGTTCATTACCAAATGATAATAAACCAAAGATGGCTGAAGAAGAAGTAGAAAGTCAAAGCGATAAACTTGCTGAGACAACTACTGACGCTTTAGAGATTGACCTATCTGCTGATGTCAAAGCACTAGTTTCAAGCGATGCAGACTTATCCGAAGAATTTAAGGAAAAGGCTGCAACAGTTTTTGAAGCTGCTGTTAAGACTAGAATAAAAGAACAGGTAAAGGTACTAGAGGCTCAGTATGATGATAAACTTTCAGCTGAAAAAGAAACAGTAAAAGAAGCTATGGTCGAAAAAGTCGATTCATATCTAAACTATGTTGTTGAAGAATGGATGAAAGAGAATGAGTTAGCAGTAGAAAGAGGTATTCGTACCGAAATCGCTGAGGACTTCATCACTGGACTTAAATCTTTGTTTAAGGAACACTATATTGATGTTCCCGAAGAAAAGTACAATGTACTTGATGACTTAACAAACCAAACAAAAGAATTAGAAGCTAAACTTAATGAGCAGATTGAAAAGAATGTAAATCTGACTAAAGAAGTTTCTGAATCTCATAAAACACAAGCGATCTTAGATGTAACTGCTGATTTAGCAGAAACAGAAAAAGAGAAGTTTGTTTCTATGGCAGAAAATGTTGAGTATGATAGTGCTGAAAAATTTAGAGAGAAGTTAGAGACTATTAAAGAATCATACTTCCCTAAAGGAAAAACAGAAGTAGCAGAAGAAACACAATCTGTTGATTCTGTGGCGGCAAACGAACCTACTGATTTCTCAGCAGGTAAGTCGAATGCTATGGCTGCATATACGGCCGCAATATCGAAGAACCTTAAGGCGATAAACCTTTAATGTTCTTAATAACTGTAAATAATAACAAGGAGAGATAAAAATGTATCTTACTGAAAACTTACAAGAAAAGTGGCAGCCAGTCCTAGAACATCCCGATTTAAAACCAATCGAAGATGCTTATAAGAAAGCTGTTACAACTGTTATTCTTGAAAATCAAGAAAAAGCAACAAGAGAAGACCAAAGCTTTATGGCTGAGGCTGCTCCTGTAAACGCAACTGGTTCATCTGTGGATAACTTTGATCCCGTTTTAATATCACTAGTTAGAAGAGCAATGCCTAATCTTATTGCTTACGATATCTGTGGTGTTCAACCAATGACTGGTCCAACTGGTCTTATCTTCGCTATGAAGTCAAGATTTACTAACCAGACTGGTACTGAAGCATTATTTAACGAAGCAGATTCCGACTTTTCTGCTGAAGATGCTGCATCAAACACAGGTTCACCTGACACACATACAGGTTCTAACCCTGCTACACTAAACGATAGTCCTTCTGCTGGTTCTTATTTAACTGGTTCTGGAATGACTACTGCTCAGTCAGAAACACTAGGTGATGGTACTGATGAGTTTGCTGAAATGGCATTCTCAATCGACAAAGTAACTGTTACTGCAAAATCTAGAGCTCTAAAAGCAGAGTACACTATGGAACTTGCTCAAGACTTAAAAGCAATCCACGGTCTAGACGCAGAAACAGAACTTGCAAACATCCTATCAAGTGAGATTCTTGCTGAGATTAATAGAGAAGTTGTTAGAACTGTTTATATTACTGCAAAACCTGGTGCTCAAGTAAACACTACTACTGCAGGAATATTCGATCTTGATACCGACTCAAATGGTCGTTGGTCAGTTGAGAAGTTCAAAGGGCTTTTATATCAATTAGAGAGAGATGCTAACGCTATCGGTCAACAGACAAGAAGAGGCAAAGGGAACATGATTATTTGTTCTGCTGATGTTGCTTCTGCTTTACAAATGGCTGGTGTATTAGATTACGCTCCTGCTCTTAGCAATAACTTGAATGTTGATGATACTGGTAATACTTTTGCTGGTATACTTAACGGTAAATTCAAAGTGTATGTTGATCCATACTCAGCGAATGTATCTGCAAGTCAATTCTATGTTTGTGGTTATAAAGGTACTTCACCTTATGATTCAGGATTATTCTATTGCCCATATGTTCCACTACAAATGGTGAGAGCAGTTGGTCAAGATAGTTTCCAACCAAAAATCGGTTTCAAAACTAGATATGGTATGGTTGCTAATCCTTTCGCAACAAGTAACGGACTTGGCGCAGTAGATGTTTCAACACCTGCAGCTGGGGATCTGAACTTATACTACAGACGAGTTAAAGTTACAAACATTATGTAATTTCGACTTATCTCGAATATATAAAAGGGGGCGTTTATCGCCCCTTTTTTTTAGCCTACTTTTTACTCTTATAAATATTAGTATGACAGATATAAATGTATTTACTAGAGAGCCGTCTAAACAAGATTTTGCTAGTCCTGTTCAGTTTAGGTTTAAGATAACCAAACTGCCATTAGTTGAATATTTTGTACAGACAGCAAACATTCCAGGAATAACTTTAGGTGGCGCTACACAACCAACACCACTTGTTGATATACCAATACCAGGTGATAAGATAACTTATGCTTCTCTTGATATGTCATTTCTTGTTGATGAAAATTTAAATAACTATAAAGAGATACACGACTGGATGGTCGGTTTAGGTTTTCCTGATAATCATAAACAATTTCAAGACTTACAATCTACTGGTTCAGATAGATTTCCTGGGTCTAGTAGAAGTACAGCCGTAACAGGCACCTCTGTACCACAACCTTTAAATGAGGGTGGTATATATTCAGATGCTACTTTAACAGTATTGAATAGTAAGAATATTGCCAAAACTGAAATACGATTTAAAAATGTTTATCCGACTAGTTTGGGTAGTTTGAGTTATGATGTTAAACAATCAGATGTTGATTATCTAGTTGCTCCGATTAGTTTCAATTATACAAACTATGAAATAGTACAAATATCCTCTAGTTAATATTAATCCAAAATAAAATGGTCAAAAGCCTTGACATTTGTTCCAAAATATGATATAATACCACTATGACATTAGAAGAATTACAGCAACAGGTAGATAAAGATTTTAAGCTTGATGATACAGAGTTAGATGCTGAATCAATTAAGATACCTTTATTACATAACAAATATTTACAACACTTTAACAAGTTTTCTTTATTATTAAAGAAGGCAGAGTATGACCACAAATCAATGGTAAGAGAGAAGTGGGAATACTATACTGGCAAAGCAGATCAATCTGTATATGCACAGAAACCTTTTGATCTTAAAGTTCTAAAATCAGATGTTCATATCTATATGGATTCAGATGAAGATTTACAAAAGGCAGACCAAAAAGCAGCCTATCTTAATCAAGTAGTTAAGTATCTTGAACAAGTTTTAAGAAGCATAAACAATAGAACATTTTTAATTAAGAACGCAATAGAATGGAAGAAGTTCACAAGTGGAGCAATCTAATCACCCTGCTTGTATTGGTCTTTCTAAAGTAGGCAACTATGGTCGAGTACATACACTATGGAACGATTGTAAAGGTAGTCGTCCTACACCATGGTATATGAGATTAATCCCTATGAGATATATTAAGTGGGATAGAAACGGGAGTTATTTATTTAATGGAACATCAAAAGATATTCGCAACTAATCTATTTTTAATAGACAATTTTGTACCCAAAAAAGATACTCAAGGTATGAAAAGTTACATTGGTAATCTATGGAAGAATAGAGACTATGATAATAACTGGCAAACTAAGTCAGCTGATTTACACAAACAAGTAGTGTTTTTTAATTTTTGTAAAATCGTTACCAACGCAACTAAAAAGATATTAGATAAATTAGAATATGAAGTAGATGATATCGTAATAACAGATATGTGGGCAAATGTTTTAAAAGGTAATGAACATCACCCAATGCACACACACTCAAACAATTTTTTAAGTGGTACATACTATTTACAATCTGATGAAAATGCTAGTATTGTTTTTCATGACCCTAGACCAGCAGCAGATGTTATTGTACCTAGAAAGAAAGAAACAAATATGGATAACTCAAGCCTATTAAGTTATGCATCAAGACAGAATAGGGCAATAATATTTCCATCATGGTTACCTCATTGGGTTCAACAAAACAAGTCTAGTAATAAACGCATAAGTATAGCGTGGAATATACAAGTTAAAGGACAGTTAGGAGAACACCATGAGTTTCAATCAGCAAGTTTCTAATTTTATATATTATTATCCTAAAGTATTAGATTCACAAATTTGTAATAGTATATTAACTCACTATAATAAAGATACTTTCAAAGGGTGGAAAACATCTACCTTCTCTACAACAAAATCAAACACAGGCTCATCTAAAGTTGATATGAAAGAATATTGGATAGGACCAAAAGATATGTTCTATAAAGATATACAAAAAGGTTTTGAAATGGCAGTTGATGATTATGTCAAAGAAAATAATAAAATAAATGTTCAAGAATACACACGATTTAGAATTAACTGTTATGAGACTGGTGGTTTTATGAAAGAACATATAGATAATATTCATCATAGTCATGGACAGAAACAAGGTTATCCACATCTAACATCTTTAATATTTTTAAATGATGATTACGGTGGTGGCGAATTTACATTATGTGGTGAATCTTTAGATAAAGACAAAGGATCAGCTGTTGTGTTTCCCTCAAATTTTATGTTTCCCCACGAAGTAGAAAAAGTTACTAGTGGTGTGAGATATAGTATAATGACTTGGGTTTTATAATCTATGGACACTCTTATAATAGAGAAGAAGAATGAGGTTTATATAACCGTTGATTGTGACCCAAATGTTCAGAGAGAGTTATCTGAATTTTTTACATTCTATGTTCCTGGTTATAAGTTCATGCCTGCATTTCGTAATCGTATGTGGGATGGTAAGATAAGATTATTTTCACAAAAGACCAAAGAGATATACTTTGGATTATTTCCTTACATTAAAGCATTTGCCGAAGAAAGAGAATATCATATTGTCTGTGGTAAAGATGTTGAAGTAAAAAATAAAGTAGATAAAGATATTGTTGAGAAGTTTTCTAATAGTCTAGGTCAAAAATTTGAAGCAAGAGATTATCAAGTAGACGCTATATATCACAGTTTAAAGCACAATAGGGCACTCCTACTTAGTCCTACAGCATCAGGTAAGTCTTTCATCATCTATGCTCTCATTCGTTACTATACACATCTAATCAAAGATGAGACTAACAATCGAATATTGTTAATCGTACCTACAACCTCATTGGTTGAGCAGATGTATTCTGACTTTAAATCGTATGGTTGGAATGTAGAAAAGAATTGCCATAGATTGTATAGTGGATATTCAAATCAAACAGATAAGAAAGTTCTTATATCAACATGGCAGAGTTTATATAAATTACCAAAAACATATTTTGACCAGTTCGGTGTAGTGTTTGGTGATGAAGCTCATTTATTTAAATCTAAATCATTAACAGAGATTATGTCTAAACTTATTGATTGTAAATATAGAATAGGCCTAACAGGAACACTTGATGGTGCTCAAACTCATAAACTTGTATTAGAAGGATTGTTTGGTGCTGTGAATAAAGTTACATCTACTAGAAAACTTATGGATAAACAACAGCTGTCAAATCTTGTTGTTCGTTGTTTAATATTAAAACATACAGATGAAAACTCTAAGATAGTTTCAAATGGTAAATATCAAGATGAAATAGATTACTTAGTAAGTAGCAGACCGAGACAAAATTTCATTCGTAATCTAGCACTTAAATTAAAAGGTAATACTTTGGTGTTATTTCAGTTAGTCGAAAAACATGGTAAAGATTTACATAAGATAATAAAAGAAAAGGCTGAAGAAGGTCGAAAAGTTTTTTATATCTTTGGTGGTGTAGAAGCAGACGAAAGAGAAGCGATAAGAGGTATAGTAGAAAAAGAAAAGAATGCTGTTATCGTTGCAAGTTATGGCACATTCTCTACTGGTGTTAATATTAAAAACTTACACAATATTATATTTGCTAGTCCATCTAAAAGTAGAATAAGAAACCTACAGTCTATAGGCCGTGGGTTAAGATTAGGCGACAATAAGGTTAATGCGACATTGTATGATATAGCAGATAATCTAACTTATAAATCAAAAGAAAACTTTACACTAAAACATTTCCAAGAAAGGATAAACATTTATACCGAGGAAGAATTTGAGTATGAGATACACAATATCGACCTGAAGGAATAGATAAATAGTTATATGGATAAATTAATAGAACAACCTAATGCTAATGTAGTTGATTACCGAATAGTTCGCTTGTCTGATGGTAGCGTTCTTGTTGGTAGTATATCAATAGACAAAGACTTTTTAAGAATACACAATCCATTAGAACTTAAAACAACACCTAGAATTACAGGTGAAGGGGTAAAAGAAGATTCAGTATTATCACCATGGATACCTTTTACAGAGGATAAACTATTTGTAGTACCAAAAGAAAAAGTAATGGTTATATCAAAAGCAGCCAAAGAGTTGGCAAACTATTATGAGGTTGTATTACATAAACTCTCTAGTGTGAAAACAAAAGCAGTTTACTCTCCTGCTGAGATTGAAAGAATAATGGAACTTGCAGATGAGATGGAAGCACAGTTAGAGGAAGAAAGTAATTATGAAAATGATGATGTTGGGAATAAAACAGTACACTAAGCTTAGCCCATCCCAAAGCGACTACATAGTCGATTATACACATAATCCTATGAATGTCAAGCACAACAAAAAAACTTATTGAGTTGCTTGCATTTTGCTAAAAAATATAGTATAATACATTATAGAAAGTTGAAAATATTATGATTAAAAATAAAGCACAAAAACCACATTATGTAGATAATAAAAAGTTTTTAGAGGCGATGGTTGAGTACAGAGAAAAATGTGCTGATGCTGCAGAAAAAAATAAAAGTAAGCCAGATGTTACGAATTATATTGGTGAGTGTTTTTTAAAGATTGCAAATCATTTATCGTATAGACCTAATTTTATTAACTATACATTTAGAGACGATATGATATCAGACGGTATAGAAAACTGTTTGCAATACATGAGTAACTTTAATCCAGAGAAGTCAAACAATCCGTTTGCATATTTTACACAAATAATTTACTATGCATTTATAAGAAGAATACAAAAAGAGAAAAAACAAATGCTGATTAAATCTAAGTTGATTGCTAATGCAGGTGCAGAGAATATGATGGACCAGTTAGCAGGAGATGATAAAGTATATCAAAGTCAAATGTTAGATTTCTTACAAAGAAACGCAGTTAAAGAAGAAGAACCAAAAAAAGAAGTTAAAAAGAAATAGATTATGAAAATAGCACTACTTAACGACACCCACTTTGGTGCTCGTAATGACAGCAGTATATTTGATGAATACTTTTATAAGTTTTATGATGATATATTCTTTCCTTACTTAAAACAGCACAACATAAAAACACTTATACACTTAGGTGATATAGTTGATAGAAGAAAATATATTAACTATAGAATAGCACACAACCTTAGACATAAGTTTTTAGACAAACTGTGGCAGAATAAAATAGATACACATATACTAATAGGTAATCACGATATCTATTATAGAAACACCAATAAAGTAAATGCTGTAAAAGAACTATGCACAGCACCTGATGGTGTTAATGAGCCTTGGATATATGAAGAACCTAAAGTAGTAGACTTTGATGGTCTAAAAATATTAATGATGCCTTGGATTAATCCAGAGAACGAAGTAGATTCTTTAAATACTTTGAACACAGCAGAAGCCGACATATGTATGGGTCACTTTGATTTAAATGGATTTAGAATGATGGACTCAATAGTACAAACACATGGTTACGATAAGAATATTGTATCACGATTTGAAACAACATATAGTGGTCATTTTCATCACAAGAATGATGACGGTCAAGTATTCTATTTGGGTAGTCAATATGAAATGACATGGTCAGACTACAACAATCAAAAAGGGTTTCATGTATTAGATACTGAAACAAGAGAAGTTGAGTTTATTCCTAATCCACATACCATATTTAAAAAGTTAATGTACAATGATACCGAAACAAACTATGATAAAATGGATATATCAGACTACAATCAAAAGTTTATTAAGTTAGTTGTTGTTAATAAAAAAGACAATCAAATGTTTGATAGGTTGCTTGATAGATTATATAATAATATAAGTGTACATGAGCTTAAAATACTAGAAGATTATTCTGATCTTAGTCACACCAATGTCAGCGATGATGTTGTTGAGGGGTCTGAAGATACAATTACACTTGTTAATAATTATGTAGATCAGTTGCCAGTTGATTTAGATAAAGAGAAACTAAAAGTTATGATAAAAGAAAAGTTTATTGAGGCACAGGATAGTGATATAAAAGATGATAGTATTTAAAAAAATAAGATACAAGAACTTTCTATCAACAGGACAACAGTTCATAGAGATAGATTTAAACAAATCAAACGCCACATTAGTTGTTGGTGAAAATGGTGCAGGTAAATCTACTATGTTAGATGCTTTATGTTTTGGTTTATTTCAAAGAGCATTTAGAGCAATCAAGAAAGATCAATTAATTAATTCTATTAATGAAAAAGAATGTGTTGTTGAAGTAGAGTTTACAATAGGTAAAAAAGATTACAAGATTATAAGAGGTATCAAACCTAACATATTTGAGATATGGTGTAATGGTGATATGCTAAATCAAGATGCAGCTCAAAGAGATTATCAAAAACATTTAGAATCAGTAATACTTAAATTAAATTTTAGATCATTTACACAGGTTGTTATATTAGGTAATGCTTCATTTGTACCATTCATGCAATTAAGAGCAAGACACAGACGACAAGTAGTAGAAGAAATATTAGATATTGAAATCTTTTCTAAAATGAACCTATTGTTTAGAGAAAAACAAAAATCTCAAGATGAGTTAATCAAACAAACAGACTTTAATTATCAAATGGTAGATAGTAAGATTGATGATAAGAAAAATTATATTGATGATATAGGTAATCGAAGTAAAGACTTAGTAGATTCTAAGAAATTAGAAGTAAAGAAATCACTTATCGATATAGAAAACTATGAAGAAGATATTAGAAAAGTTAAAACAGAGATTGCTGGTTTACAAAAAGAAATACTAGATGCCACAAAGATAAATGCTAAACATCAAAAATTACATACAATGGAAGCAAAGTTAGAAAACACTTGTAATAAACATAAGAAAGATTTAAGATTCTTTGAATCACATGATGATTGTCCTACCTGTCAACAAGTAATCGACAATGCATTTAAAACAACAATGATTGATAAAAAGAAAGATAAAGTCATAGAGTTAGATTCAGCATTAGGTCAGATTGAAAAAGAAATTAAAACTACAGAGATGAAGCTTGATAATGTCAATAAGACAATGGTCTTAATAAGAGAAAAAGAGTTATTGATTAATCGTTATGAGACATCTATAACCGAAATAAACAAACAAAAAGAAAAGATACAACAAGAGATAGATGGTCTATCAAATGAAAATCAATCGACTGCTGTTCAGACAGGCGAACTAAATCAACTACAAGAACAGTTAACCGATTTAGAAAAAGATAAGATATCACAAAAAGAAGAAATGGTTTATATAGATACCGCTAGACATCTTATGCAAGATACAGGTATCAAAACTAAAATCATTAAACAATATCTACCAATAATGAATCAGTTTATTAATAAGAACTTGGCTGATATGGACTTCTTTGTTAATTTTAGTTTAGATGAAGAATTTAATGAAACAATTAAATCTAGACACAGAGACGAATTTAACTATCATTCATTTAGTGAGGGTGAGAAGTTAAGAATAGATTTAGCAATACTATTTACATGGCGTGAAATTGCTAAATTAAAAAACTCTACAAATACAAATCTACTAATACTAGATGAAATATTTGATAGTTCATTAGATACCTCTGGTACTGATGAATTTATGAGAATACTAAAAACCACTATGGACAAAGAAAATGTTTTCGTTATATCTCATAAGGGCGATACTCTAATTGATAAGTTCCCTAGAGTAATGAAATTTGAGAAATATAAAAACTTTACAAGGATGGCAGAATAATGGCAGAGAAACTAACACCACAAAAAATAGAAGAAGCAGCAAGACACTTTGACAATATACAAAAAGGTAAAGTGTTAATTAAACCTGAAGAAAAATCAGTTGATGATAAACTAAAAGATATGCATGAGTATCTAAAGAAAAAAGATCCAGAAACATATCCTTTAATACCACCAACAGACCCTAGACTATTAATGAAGATTGCACCTTTTACAGATGATATGTTAAAAGAGTTTAAAATCATAGATAGAAAAGAATTAGCAAAGAAAATGATTAAGAGTATGAATAAGTATGGCGGCATAGGCTTATCAGGCAATCAAGTAGGACTACCATTTCGTATGTTTGTTATGGGTCATCCACAAATAGAAGAAGGCAAAGAAAGAGCAGTTTTTAATCCTATTGTTAATGATGTTAGTCCCGAAACAGTCTTAATGAAAGAGGGTTGCTTATCTTTTCCTTTCTTATTCTTATCAATTAAAAGACCAAAGTGGGTTAATGTAAGATACACAGATGAGAATGGCGAAGAGGTTGAAGAATTTTTACATGGTATGTCATCAAGAATATTTCAACATGAAAACGAACACATGAACGGATATGTCTTTACAGATTTAGTTAGTAAGTTAAAGTTAGAAAGAGCCAAGAAATCGCAAAAGAAACTAGTCATGGAAACTATAAGAAATCAACAAAACAGATTGAAGGCACAAGTTGAAACTAAATAGAGATTTCTTTGAAAGTGTAATAGATGTAGGAAGTGGATTCTTTTTATCTATTATAATACAGTTGACAATATTTCCTTTGTTTGATCTACACCCAACAATATTTGAAAACTTTTATATTGCAATAATATTTACAGTTGTTTCAATGACACGATCAACATTGTGGCGAAGATATTTTAGAAAGAAAAAGTATGCATAAATTAGCAGTAATCATAGCACTAAAAGAAGAAACAAAAGATGTTAATTATGAGGACATCTATATAAGTGGTGTCGGTAAAGTAAATGCCACAATAGCTGCTATGAAAGCAATAAACGAAGGTGCCACAGAGATTGTCAATTACGGAACAGCAGGTGCAGTTAATGATCTGCCTGGTATTGTAGAACCTTATAACTTTAAAAAGGGATTAGTTCTATGTACAGGTTTCGTTGATAGAGATATGAATGCTACACCTATGGGGTTTGAACTAGGACAAACACCTTATGAGAAAAATGTAATGATAGGCCACACAGGATTAATATGTGGTACTGGTGATACATTTGCTACAAATAAACCTGATATAGATTGTGATATAGTTGATATGGAGGCTTATGCAATTGCTAAAGTTTGTGCCTTACATAACATAACATTTACTTGTTACAAATATATTTCAGATAATGTAGATGAAAACTCACCTGTTGATTTTGCAAGTAATGTATCAAAAGGTAATAAAGAATTTAACAAGATTATAAGTTTACATATATGAAAACAATTAAAGATAGAGTTGATAACTTTTTTAAATGGGTCAAAGGCTCAGAGTTAGTTGAACTAACAGATATAGATGTTTCAGAGGATCCAGTTAGACCTGAATTAGATTTAGAATTTCGTACTAGTTATGATAGAAAAATTTATGGTTTAAAATATGAAGATAGTATTGAAGGTATTATATGTGTAGCATATACAAATGAGATACCACAGACAATAAGAGAGTTAGATATGTTAAGTAGACTTGCAAACAACACAGGTACTATTGCTGTTGCATATACTGTATGGTCTAGAAAAAGAGGTGCAGGTAGACAGATCATAGAAAAGTTTTTAGACTTTATAAAAGATCAAAATCAAATAACACAGTTGGTTACATTGTCGCCACTAACACCTATGGCTACACATTTTCATATAAGTAATGGGGCAAAGTTGTTACAGATTAATTCAGAAACACAAAACTTTGAGTATCAATGGCGATTAGTAAACTAGAATACAAAAAATTAAAAGAGTATTATGACTTTCAAAGAAAGAAAGAATACAATAGAGAACAATTATTACATGCTATAAAACATATAACTAATAAAGCAGATATTGAAATATACTTTGACGAAGTATGGGCTAGACTTAAAGAAAAAGACTATCAAACACCATCAGACGATTGGGTGCCAGAAGATTCACAATGGCAAATAGAAGGAGAAAAGTAAGATGAAAGCATGGCAAAATGGATATGAATTAGATACACTAATTGATTGGACTAATAAATTTGAAACATATAACAAATATTGTTTTAGTCCTTTTAGTAAAGCAAAAAAGAATGGCATGGCAAGTGCTTTAAGTAAAGGTTTATTACACGAACAAGAAGGAGTTGTTTATGAGGCAAGAACAGCCAAAGCAACATCAAAAGTAAAAATGTTTGGGGCAGGACCAGAGATTGCAAGTGTGATACCTGGTGAAAAAGTAATATCAAAAATATCTTATTCAAGTGATACTACTAAAGAAAATATATCTAATATTTTAAAAGATTTTAAAGAACCTACATGGTGTCATATATTTGAAGAAAATACATTTTTAAAAAATGCAGTAGAAGAATCAGGGTTTAGAAAGATAGGAACAAAGGTAAGTACATTTAGTGATATAGTAGGTGTCTATTATAGAGGCGATAGACAATTTACTCCTGTGCCTGAAACTGAAAACATTAATATTCTTAAAACTAAATTGAAGTTTGACCATGATGTTATAGATGACTTAGCACAATATCTTATTGATATGAACTTAGAATATACAAATCACAATAGTAATTATAATAAAGGTAAAGCATGGCAGGCATTATCGTTACTAGGATTTGAAAAAGATAGTACATATGTTGATAAAATGGCAGACTTAAAAGAAGATAGACCTTTGGTTAAAACAGACCTATATGATAAGTTAGGAAGTAAAGTTGACCACTTTCTAGATAAGATACCAGGTAAGTTTGATAGAGTTCGTTTTATGACACTTAAACCGGGTGGGGGTGAACTTGCAAGACATACCGATCAGACAGACCCAACATGGGGTACAACCGATGGCAAAATGATACGATTACATATACCGCTTAAGACAAACGATAAAGTTATATTTACATCATGGGATAATAATGGTGAAAAACATATTCACAATATGCAAAAGGGAGAGTGTTGGTTTTTAGACACTAGACGGCCTCACACAGCAATTAACGGTGGTGATGATATTCGTATTCATTTAGTTGCAGATGTATGGGCAAGTGATGATGTAAGACAGGCTTTACTTTTAAACTGATGTGTGATACAATATACTTATGCGATTAGATACGCCTGTTGAAGAATATAAATTAAACGGTAGAAACATACTTGTTAAACGAGATGACCTTATGGGTGATGGTCAAGTATTACCACCTTGGGGAAAGATGGCAGGTATTGACGCCTTACTAGAAAACTTAAATCCTAAATACCCTTTAATACATCTTGCAGTAAACGGATCGTGGTCTGGTTGGGCATTATCGTATCTATGTAAAAGAAGAGGTATTAAGTTTATCTATGCATATGCACCATCTAAAACATATTCTCAATTTATATTAGATAAGGCAAAAGAAAATGATTGTGAGTTTCATGAACTGAAACCTAACATGATGGCGATACTTTATAATAGAGTAAATTCATATGCTAAAAAGAATGATATACAGATGTTACCATATGCTTTTGACCATATAGATTATCGTAGTAATCTAAAAGAACGAGCTGAAAAAGTATTTAAAGAACATTTAGTAGATCATTTAGTTATATCAGCAGGGTCAGGTGTAACAAGTTCTGGTATAGTACAGGCATATCAACCAGGTAATGATTTATTTTCTAACTCAAATAAACAAGCACATATTATTACAGTATCAAATATCAATACAATATATGAAAAGTACAAAAGTCATAGTATTGCTTCAAGTTCTATTAATGTGGATAAAACAAAATATGAATTTGATGATATGATGAATGAGTATGAAGTGCCTTTTCCTTGTAACGGAACATGGGATCGAAAAGCATGGTGGTGGTTAGAACAAACAGAAAACAAACTAAAGGGTGATATATTATTCTGGAACATAGGTGGTAACATATGAAAATCTGTTTTGCAAGCTTAAGAAAAAAGATTAACTATACAGATGTATTAGAATATGGTATGGATGTTTTTTATGAATCTTTTAGATATTATAAAGACAACAATCCACAACATGAATATTCTTATTATAATTTTGCATGGGGTGGTAAAGGGGCAGAAAGAAATCCTGATGTTATAAAGAATGCTGATATTATTATATTTCCTGCTGTACAAGAATTTATTTACTTTGCAAATGCTATGCATCCTAGAGACATAGAGAAATCTCAAAGTGAGATTAGAAAAACATATGACCATCTAAACAATAAAGATATCATACTACTTACACAAGATAGAGGTGTTGATGAAAAGTTAGTCATGCAGTATACCTTTGAAAACGAAGTTAAACCGAAGTCGTTTAAAGTAATAGATGAAATGGATTTTACATTATGTCTACAGGGTTTAAAATACCACTTCATTAAAAACTATTTTAGATTTGAAACAGATAAAAATACAGATTTTGTTTATTGGGGATCTGATAAGAGTAAGGTTGCTGGAGGTGAAAAGTCTGGTGATAGTAGATTAAGTATTATTAAGTCTATTGTAAAAAATAAAGAAATCAGTTCTACCATTATAGGTAGATGGCCATTTAAAGTAGAAAAGAAATGGATACCCTTGAAAGAGACTTTAGGTTATCTAGATAAAAGTTATAGTACATTATGTTTTAACTGGATAGATCAAACTGCCGTAACCGGTAGATATCATGAGGCTTTGGCGTGTGATGTCTTTCCGTTTGTCTGGAAAGATTATGATACTAATAACATACTAGTTTCGGATAAATTTCAAAGGTGCTTTACAATTGATGAATTTTATGATAAGATAAAGTATATTATTAAAGATGGTAATATGTTAAACAAGATTAAAAGTGATTTTCTAGATAAACTACCTAGTCAAGAACAATACTATAAAGAATTTGAAAAGATATTAAATGATTATATTAAAAGATAAAAAAGATATTAAATTTGCACCAGATACATTCTTAAATGATTATGAATGGGAATCTCATGGTCAGTATGATAGTTTAGATTTTATTAATCCTAATGTAAAAGTATTGTCAGTTCAATTTTCTAAAGTAGGAGAAAAGAGTTACAAAGCATTTCCTAACTTAGAGTGGATCATAGTTAGACAACATGGGTTTGATAATGTGAACTTAGAAGAATGTGAAAAAAGAAATATAGGCGTTGTTAATACAAGACCATTCTCACAGTCAACAGCAAACTGGATTAATCAATATATTATACCAAATGATAATGTTGCGATTGTTGGGTATGGTGATATAGGTTCTAAAGTAGAAGCAGTTAATTATAAAGTGTTTAAAAGAAGTGATAGTATTGATAATCTTTCAGAGTTTAATACTTTAGTTGTAGCAGTTCAACCAGAAGGTAATGATAATCTTATTAATGATAGTGTTTTGAAAAACTTTAAAGGTAAACTAATATCAGTTAGTCGCTCTAATGTTATTGATAATTACGCTCTACATGAAAACATTAATAATATATCTCATGCTTATGTTGATACCTTAGATAGTAATTTAAGAGAAGAACTATTAGAAACTAAAAAGGTAACTTATACTAAACACACAGCCTTTGAATACAACTTTACATATGAAAACAATACACAATACTTTATTAACTTACAAAACACAATTGATAAGTGTCTAGATAATAATATTGATAACGCTATTCTATCAAGAGGAGAGAGGGTACTATTTTGACCGATATACTACAAGAAACACATGACAGTTGGAAAACAAAAGGTTTTCCTTTTTATCCTACAAATGAAAAGTGGCGTAAAGAAATCTTTAATCTATTAGTAAACTTTAGACGAGACACACTTATTGATAGAAAGAATAAAGTTATAGGTCAATCAGCACATGGTCTTAATCTTGCATGGTCGTATATGGAACACGCTTGGGGTATTAAGTGTGGTAAGATGAAAACACCTATGGAGATATGGGAAGATGAAGAACATCTTAAAAAAGGATTAAACAAAATATTAACAGGCACATTCTTTCAAAAGAAACCTGCACACAAAATTACAGAATCAGATATGCGTTCTATGTTAAGACGATATACTGGTACTCAAATGGTTTCTAATTTTAGACCTACTGCAGCTGCAGCTCTTTATGATGTATTCGTAGATAAAGATAGTCCACTTGAAGGTACTGTTGCAGGTACAGTATGGGATCCATCTATGGGTTATGGTGGTCGACTACTTGGTGCGATTGCTGCTGGGGTAAACTATATCGGTACTGATCCATGTATTCCTACTTATGAGGGTCTAGAAGGTATATTAAAAGACTTTGGTAATACTCACAATACATATTCATTAAACAGACAAGGTAGTGAAACATTTATACCAGAAGATGAAAGTCTTGATTTTGTATTTACAAGTCCACCTTACTTTGGTTGGGAAGCATATGGTGACGAACCAGAACAATCTAGTATTAAGTTTGATACATCAGAGATGTGGAAAGAACACTTTTTAAAACAGACTATTGCCAATGCTCACAAAGGTCTTAAAACTGGCAAAAACCTTGCGTTGAATGTTGCGAATACAAAACAGTACAAGACATTTGAAGAAGATACTGTAGCACTCTCAAAATCAGTAGGATTTGAACACACAGACACATGGTGGCTATCTCTTAGTACTCAACAAGGAGGATCTGCTGTATCAACCCTAGACGGTGATATTACTGAAACTAAACAAAAACAACAATACATGGGCGAATTTGAAAGACCTGACATACCAGGTCGTAAGTTTGAACCAGTTTTTATCTTCAAAAAGTAGATAAAAAGTGCGACATTCTGTCAGCACTCTATAAACCCTTGAAAAATAAGGGTTATTTTATTTCAAAATAAACGGTAATAATGCTTGACATTTACACCGATTGGTGATAGCATAGCATCATGTTAGAAAAATCATTGAAAAGCAACACTTTTTTTATTTTCAAAAAAACGGTATTAGTGCTTGACATTTACACCGATTGATGATAGCATAGCACCATATTATGAAAAACATGAAAACAAACAACATTAACAATCAGGCAAAATCTTTTCTTGCCAAATTACTTGCGACTGAAAATATATCAGTTGAACACAAAAAAGTAAAAACAGCTTACTTTGATGTTAAGCATAGATTACTTGTATTACCTATATGGAAAAATATGAATGAAGATATTACAGACTTATTAATATCACACGAAGTCGGTCATGCATTATTTACACCATCATCAGGATGGCAAGATGCTGTTACTAAAAAAAAGATTCCACATTCTTTCTTAAATGTTGTTGAAGATGCTCGTATCGAGAAGTTAATCAAAAGAAAATATGCAGGTTTATCACAAACATTTATTAGAGGTTATAGAGACCTTATTAATAATGACTTTTTTGGTACTAAAGATAAAGACCTTGATGATATGCTTCTTATTGATAGATTAAATGTTCATTTTAAATCTTCTCATGTAGAAAGTCCTATTACATTCTCTGATGATACTGAACTTGACTTTGTTAATAGAATGGAAAAGTTAGAGACATTTGATGATGTGATTAATCTTGCTGAAGAATTATCAAAGTATTGTAAAGAAGAAGCTGAAGAAAAACAAAAAGAAATGGAATCTGAAACTGCTGACGATGGCGACTATGATGGCGAAGAAGATGAAGATATGAGAGACGGCGAAAGTCAATCTCAACCTGATGATAACAAAAAAGAAGAAGAAGAAAAATCAGGTTCTAAAAAATCAGATGAAGAAGGCAAAGAAGATAAAGAAGAAAAAGATACAGATCAAAAAGATCCTATTAATTCAGATGATCCAAAAGGCGGTCAACAGAGTGATGAACAGTTAGAGGGTCCACCTTCACAACCTGCAAAGATACCAGAAGATATATCTGCTGAAACTGATAAGTCTTGGGAAAACAAAAAAGAAAATTTATTAGATCCTGCGTCTAAAGATAATGAATATCTTAATATTCACAATTACAAAAATGTTAATGACTATATTATAGATTACAAACAAGTCTTAAAAGATTTTAGTCCAAGATTTAATGTAATTAAAGATACACAAAGATTAAGTTCAATAAACAAACTTCTTTCAGAATACAGAAAGTTTACAAAATCACAATCTAAAAAAGTTAGTTACATGGTAAAAGAGTATGAAATGAAAAAGTCTGCTTCTGCTTATTCTAGAACCAAACAAGATAAGTCTGGCGTAGTTGATCCACTTAAACTACACAGTTACAAATACAATGATGATATATTTAAAAGAATGGCAATTACACCTGATGGTAAAAATCACGGTATGATGATGTTTATAGACTGGTCAGGTAGTATGCACGATAAGATTACTTCTACTATACATCAATTAATGAATTTAACAATGTTCTGTCAAAAAGTAAATATACCTTTTGAAGTATATGCTTTTAGTAATGATGGTTATTCTAATAGAGACCTTGCTAAAGAGGGTAAGAGACATCCTAGTTATCAAGATAATGACATTTCAGTTGATGAAAGATTATCTTTAATAAACTTTGTATCTTCTAGAATGAATAGTAAAGAATATGAAAAAGGTATGATTAACTTATTCTTAGTTGCTACTAAAAATGATCCTAGATATGATGGATATTTGTCAAGAAAAAAAGTAAGAAACATGGATTTTGTAGAATATAATAAACACATGGCATCAATTGATTGGGTTCGTAACTTACCAAGAGAACCTCAAGGATATAGTATGTGTTCTACTCCATTAAATGATTGTATCATGGCTGCAATGCCTATGGTTACTGCTTTCAGAAAAAAATATGCTATTGATAAAATGAATACAATCTTTTTAACTGATGGTCATAGTGACGGCAACGATAGAAAGATTTTCTTTAATCCTACCGAACAAGAAATTAAAAACAATTCTATATGTAAAACTGATCGAGGTTACTTTGTTGGTTATACTTCTTATAAAAGTAATATGATCCTTAGAGATACTAAGACTAAAAAAGAATACTTAGTAGATTCTAGAGATATGACACATAGTTTATTAGATTCTTTAAGAGAAAGAACTGGTACTAAAGTTTTAGGTTTCTATATTTCAAGTGGTAAACAAGTTGATCGTTACACTATGGATACCTACTTTCCTAGTTATTCTTATGACGGTAGAAAAACTTTTGATAGAAAAAAAGTAATGGCTGAATTTAGAAAAAATAAATGTCTAGTTGTAAAACACAGCATAGGCTATGATGAATTTTACCTCCTTGCTGGGGGTGAGATGCAAGTAACTGATGGTCAAATGGCGACACCATCAGAGAACGCTAAAAAGAGTGAAATAAAAAGACTGTTTGCTTCTAATCTAAAAACAAATAGAGATAGTCGAATAGTCTTAAATAAATTTATTTCGCAAGTCGCTTAATTGATAAAGGAGAATATATTATGGAAAATAATACAATCAAACTAACGCCGTCCCAAGAATCGTTTGTTAAAACTGCAAATGAGCAGGGCTTTACAAACACAATTACTAGAAAGGATATCATATCCTTAAAAAGTAGTCATAGTGTAAAGTGGCCAACTTGGTTAGTGAAGAATACTGCTTATAGAGTAGGCAGAGCTTCATACAGTTTACCTACAATAGGTCAAACTATGGAATCAGATACTACTGAAACTGTTAGTGAATAATCAAAAAATCAAAATGTGGGGGTTTTTGACCCCCATATCGACTAAAAAGAACAAAGAACGAACAAAGAAAATGAAAAAAGCGCAGAAAATAACGATAAAAAAATGGTTAATATGCTTGACTAATGCTTTAATTCATGATAGCATAGCACCATACTAAAAAACTACTTTATGAAAGGACTACAAATGACTACATTAAATCAAACTCAAAAAGAGACTGTTGAAATTTTGTACAAAAAGTACAAAAAAACAAATGTCTCAAGAACCGAGATCAACGAATTAGTTGATAACGGCACAATCAAAAATCCATCTTGGTTAAAATCTAATCAATACAAAGTTGATAGAGGCGTTTATGCTTTACCAATCGATGGTGATATTTCTTCTCAACTAAAAGAAGAAGTACAATCCGAATTACCTAAAAATGAAACTGCACCTGCTACTGAAATAGTAAGTCAGGCTGCATTTATCGTTTCATCTTTAACAGGCGATATCGTACCTTCTAAAGATCCTGTGTTTGTACCATGGGGATATTTCAAAGATATTCAAAAGATTGTCTCAAGTAAACAATTTTACCCAATCTTTATTACAGGTCTTTCTGGTAACGGTAAGACTATGAATGTTTCACAGGCTTGTGCTCAAACTAAAAGAGAATGTATCCGTGTGAATATTACTATTGAAACCGATGAAGATGATTTACTCGGTGGTTATAGACTGCAAGACGGTCAAACTGTCTGGCAGAATGGTCCTGTTATCGAAGCAATGCAGAGAGGTGCTATACTTCTTTTAGATGAAATCGATCTTGCATCAAACAAGATTATGTGTTTACAACCTATTCTTGAAGGCAATGGTGTCTTTCTTAAAAAGATTAACAAGTTTATTAAACCTGCATTAGGGTTTAATGTGATTGCGACTGCCAATACTAAGGGTCAAGGATCTGAAGATGGCAAGTTTATCGGTACTAATATTCTTAACGAGGCATTCCTTGAGAGATTTCCGATTACTGTTGAGCAGGCATATCCTACAAATAAGATTGAAAGTAAAATCTTATTGAATGTTATGTCCGAAAAAGGTTTGACAAAACAATCAGATGAGAAGTTTGCCGAGAACTTAATCACTTGGGCAGACATCATTCGTAAAACTTATTACGAAGGCGGTGTAGATGAGCTTATATCTACTAGACGATTGGTTCATATCGTAGAGGCATTCATTATCTTCAAAGATAAAATGAAGTCTATTGAGATGTGTACTAACCGATTTGACCTAGACACAAAAACTTCCTTTATGGACTTATATACCAAAGTTGATGGCGGCGAAGATATCACCGCTTGGGGTAATCCAGTCCTAGAAGAACCAGATTCCGATGATAGTGAGGAAGATAACCCTAGTTACTAGAGTTATTCAAAATCTATTTCATAATGTAGTTGAGGGGCGGCTGATTACCGCCTCTCTTAAATCTACCTCAGGCGGTCGCTTGACAAAGATACTATATTGTGATACGATAATATCAACTAATAAAAAACTTGAAGGAGACTTATATTATGCCAAACAAAAAGACTAAACTAAAAACTGAACAAAAATGGTCAGTTTCACTATCGGGTGCTTCAGTACCAACCTATTTGCAAGAACTTGCTAAAAAGAAAAATGTAAGTAATGCTCAAATAGTAAATGGTCTGCAGGATTATTTACAAGAAAATCCTAAATTTGCAAAAGAATTTATGGATTATTCTGCAACAATATCAACAAGTAGAAAAGTTCAAGCAACTGATTCAATACTTGCAAAGAAACTAACTGAAGTTGCAATATTGATTAAAAAATCAAAGAAACCAAAACAAAATATCTCTTTTTTGAGAAATAAAATTAAAGAAGAAGCTGGTGAAAAATTACCCTATTAACAAATAAATTTAAATCAAATAAACAATTTGAAACTCACGCCCTAACAAAAGTTATAGGGCGTAAGTTTATTTTAGAGAATATAGCAGACGATGGAGAAGTTGGTAAAATAGCAGAACAAAAACTATTTGGTAAAGTTGCTCCTGCTGGTAAAGCAGATTTCTATGTAAACGGTAAACCAGAAGAACTGAAAGCTTATAAATCAGGATCAATTCATATTCTTACAAGTATATCAGGATATAAAATAAAACAAAAAGCAACTGACAAAATGAAACGATCCAGTTTACTATACTATGAAAAAACAAATGGTACAATAATATTTGATACACTTTATAGACTTAATAATATGAATGAAGAAGTATTTAAAAAATCATTAAATATTAGAAAAAATAAGTATGGAAAGTATGAAGCTAATATAACATTAAAAAATTTAGAAAAATCATTTTCAATAAAAGAGGTTGCCTAGTAGGCTTGACAATGAATAGAAAATATGATATTATATAAACAATGAAAAACAAAACTGAAAAAAACATAATACCAAATTCTGTTAAAATCGGATATGTTAATTATGAGTTCGACTTTTGGCCTGACACTTTTGCGACTACCGAAGAGGCACAAGGCGAGTTCTTTCAATCACAAGGTAAGATTGGTTTAAAATCTTCTACCTTAGATAGTATTCATGGTGTGAATACAGTTTTACATGAGATTATGCATGGCATAGTTTATCAGTATGGATTAGTAGAGCATCTTGGTGACAAAGAAGAAGTTACTGTTAATACGATAACAAATGGCTTAACAACTGTACTAGTTGATAACCCATGGTTAATAGATTATATACGAGGGCAGGTTAAGAAATGACAATATCAGTTGATGTAAGAAATAATAATGTAGATAAGGCAATGAGAATACTTAAAAAGAAGTTATTAAAAGAAGGCCTTATGAAAGAATTAAGAGATCGTAAACACTTTACTAAACCATCGCTTGTTAAAAGAGAAGAAAAGAAACAAGCAATTAGGAGAGTGAAAAAAGAACAGAGATTAAAAGCCATCAAAGACGGCTATTAAAAAGAATTACTTGGTATGATTATGTTGCCCATGCCAAATAATGTAATAAACAAAGGCGACAAAGACTTGAAGGAGTTAATATATTATGGGTAGAAAAGCCTTAACAAAAAAAACAAAAGTACTAAACTTGTTATCAAAAGGAAAAGCAGTT